GATCCCAATACAACTATGATTAAAAATTATATAATGGATAATGAGGATAGAATTGACAGATTAACACAGCATACTTGGTTGACAGATAAAAAAGTTACGGAAGAATTTAGTGTAAATAAACTATATGATTGGGGTAGAGGTATGCCACTATTTCCAAGAAAAAGAAATCTTAAAACATTTGATAAAGATGAAGGTGATAAATTTGAACTTTGGGATGGGGAAAAATGGGTTGATAACACACCAACAGGTGATGATGACAGTATAATATATTTTCAAGAAATAAAAGGTGTAGTTTATTTAAGAGGATATTTGTTTACAATTCTTAGAACAGGTAGATTTAGAGTAACATACAGATATGGCGGTGAACAAGAATCAAGTGCTTCTGAAACAGAAACCACTCCAAGAGATATTCAAAAATGCTGTAAACTAATGACTTGTCTAGATATATTGGGAACTGATTTTCACATGAGTCAAATTGCTTATGGAGGGGAAGGAAACATTGATAAAGATAAAGTTATGAGCAGATGGCAAAATGAAATTGACGAAATAATATGGAGTAGAAGTGAAATAACTTCTATATGGTAGAATGGCTCAACAACAACAACAAGGTTTTACAAACCCATATATGTTAGCAGTAAATGAATCAGAAATGGCAAACTTTAAAGATAATATAAGAGATAAAGTCATTCATAATCTAAAGAAAGTATTAGGCGATGGTGATATAAACTTCACAGGTGATTTGACTAAATCAATTCATAAGGAAACTGCTTCAGGAATACACTTTGTATATATTGATTCACCTTATGCAGGTTTAGTAGATAAAGGTATGTCGCCGGGTACTAGAGTTAATTTTGATAAACTAAAGGCTTGGGTAATAGGAAAATTAAAAATATCTGATACTGCTGTAAACCAATTCGGAAAATCTTTTTGGACAGGTGAGGCAACAACTGTAACTTATAAAATATTTAGAAAAATAGAAAGGGACGGCATAAAGCCTACATTTTTTGTTAAAAAAGCATTAAAGAAACTTATTGGAAAACATGGACAGGCTAATTTACGAAGATCAAGTGGAAAGAAACAGGGTAAATGGATGAAGAAATTAAAACGAGGTCTTAAAAAATTAAGTAAGATTCTTAAAAAAGCAAGTAAAAAAGGTATGAAAGGTGTCAAAGTTGCTAATAAAGGTATCAAGAGTGCTAATAAAGGTATGAATACAGCAAGTAGATACCAAAAGAAATTGGGGAGGTATAAGTAGAAATGGCACAAACTGAAGGTATGGCAGGACTACCATTTGCAAATGATATAATAGATCATTTAAAGGATAATTGGACTTCTAACGGTGGGACTCAACCTATAATGACTACAAAATGGAAAAAGAAGGCAGTTGGGGTAGGTTCTAGAAATTATGAAGAAATTATTGTAAGTATAGATTCAGAAGATCCAAGATTATATAGCATGATTTCAGGAATAGGTTCAGATGGTAAATTTGATTATGATTGGATGCACGATATATCACTCACTTTGGATATATATTCTAGTACAAGTGAGGAAAGAGTATTACAAATAGTAGATGAAATTCTTAGAATATTGAAAAATAACGTTGTTTCTACTATCAATAATAGGGAATATATACAAATTGTACCCACAAATATAGTATCATTAAATGAAGAATTTAGAAATATCTTTAGATATAGCATAGACGTAGATGCTATGAGAATTAATCCTTAATAATACTTAAATAGGATACACCATAATTTTATATATGTCAGCACCCGGAACTTTCGTTAAATCTGCCTCTAGTGTTTATCTAGAATATGGCTATGAATCTACTTTTGGAGGCGGTGTAAGTAGTCCACCTATGTTATTTGGTAAAGAAGTTAAGGCTTCATCTTTAGAATTTAAGAATAACCAAATGCCATTAGGACAATTATATACGCCTGAAATTGAATCTTTTGCTTATGGTAGAAATGAAGGTAAACTTTCAGTAGAATATGTATTATCAAACCCGTGGTTTTTACAATCTATTTTTGGTGTCGCTACTTCAGCTGATGCTGATGGCGGTGGATCAGGAACAGTATATACACATACTTGGTCTTCTAATCCATCTACAGATTCAGAAATTAGAGATTTAAGTTCTATGGCTTTAAGAATTGGATTTAATGTAGGATCAGGATCATCTGATGATTTTGTAAGAAAACCAATCGGTGCTGTTTGTAATGCCATGACAATGAGAATGGCAATAAACGAAACAATTAAAATTACACAAGAAATTCTTTGGGGAAATGAATCAACAAGTGAAACATTTGCAACTCCAACAGGTGCAATATTAGCGGGCGAAGCCCCATATACATTTGTTCATGCAGTTATCACAAGTCCATTAACAGGATCAACACTTGCTACCGTGCAATCATTTGACTTAAACTTAAACACAAACGCAGAACTATTATATGAGTTAGGCGGTGCAACAAGCAAAGATGCTTGGAGGAAACTTTTGGAAATGACAGGAAAGGTAGGTATAACAGTAAAAGATTCAGATTTTCTAAATGAAGTTTATTCTAGATCAGAAACATCAAATAACCTAGTAGTAACAATTTCAAATGGGGCTTCAGGAAATGCCTTACGAAACATTGTTATGACTTTTTCAGGGGTTAGTTTTTCTGTTCATAATAACACAGGAATAGCACCCGGCGAATTAGTATTACAAAATGTGGACTTTCAAGCTAGAAGTGCTAGTATTGTAGCAAAGAATCAGGCTTCAGCAGTTCCATAAACATTTATATAGTATATCATTTTTATAATATCTATGTCAGCAGATCTAAATGTTCATACTTTTACAGCAAAAGTAAATGGAGCAGATTGTGATATAAAAATCAAGACAGATTTAACTTGGGGCGAAACTCAAGAACTATTGACTCGATCTATAAGAATTTTAGAAAATGGTCAAAAAGATTTCTTATTTAATAATTTTTGTGATACACTATTAACAAAGACTATTGTTGATGGACTCCCTTTTCCCCCTACTAACTTGGTGAAAATGCGAGAATTACCTATGAGTGAAGTTAGTGTGATTTTGGGGGAAATCCTTAAAATTATCCCTTTAGAGAGTTATTTCAGCAATCTGGGAATGAACAGTCTAGAGATACCAAAAGCATAGAAAATCAGGTTTATGGCTATTGTGCATTAGCGTTTGGTTGGGACAAATTTCAGGTAGATAAGCTTCCTGCCAAGTATGTACTAGATACAATGTTTATAAGTATGAAGATGATACAAGATTTATTCAATGGAGTCAAAATATGAGCAGTAACGCATACACACTAAAAATAGCAATCGATGATAGTAAAATCAAAGACCTAGAGAAACGACTAATGGCTATAATGAGTGGAAACGCACTAGGAGGTGCTAATCCTCTACCTGTTGGCGGTCAGGGTGGTGGAGGCGATAAATCAGGTATGATGAAAAATATAGCAAAATTAGGAATGATAGCAACAGGAGTTACAGGTGTATTTGCTCTAGTACAAAAATTAGTATCAATGACAATTCAGGCTTCCCCTATGTTGCAACAAATGTTAAAATTATTTAATTTCGGTATTATGCTTATATTTAGACCAATAGGTGATTTCTTTGGATTTTTCCTAAGACCGCTAATTATATATTTCCTAAGATCTGTTGCTCTACCATTTTATAGAGAATGGCGACCAATACTGCAAAAGTTAGGTGCTTTCTTAGGTGATCAACTTGCTGATGATCTGGAAGAAGCAGGATCACATAGAACAAGTCCCTTTGACGAAGATTGGAGTCCTATTAGTAATTTTAAAGCTGTGTTATTAGAATTTGCAGCTTTAGCTAACGCAGTTGATGGTAATAAAAATGCTTTTGAAAGTATGAAATTATGGATACATAATATGGAAACTGATTTCAAGCCTGTTTATTCATTTTTCGCTAAATTAAATTCAGGATTTACTGGATTAATCACAAGTGCAACTACTAATTTTGATACATGGGGAACAAAACTTACTAGTTGGCTTACAGCATTTAATCCGGGACAATATCTTGTGCAACAGGTTGTATCTTGGATAGCAAAACTTAACTTACCAAATTGGGACGATATTACTACAAAATTTACAGAATTTAAAGAAGCATTAAGCGGTGTGTTTGATGCCATTAAAGTAGCTTTGTTTGCTTTTATTGAAAAAATAACACTTGGATTAGTGGACTTGCGTGATGATAAAAGCAAAGGTAATACTACAAACACACAAAATAACTTCATTGACATTAACGGAAATGGAAAGGATGATTTTGAAGAATTTGGTGGTATCCTTAGTGATTGGTTAAAGGGGGATAAATAATTGGCTAAAATATTATTAAAAAAACTTGATCCTGTTAATGTGGGTAATACATTATTCATATATGAATTAGGAAACTTCAAAAGAATCAGCTATGATATTAATTCACCTGTTTCACCAGCACCTTTACCTGAAGAAGATTCAGAAGAAGCAATACTTATAAAAATTGAAGGTAATAGTTCAGCAATAAATATAGGATGGAAATTAATAGATGAATCAACAACAAGGCTAGTAGAAAATAATTCTAATGAAGATGATCATGGTGGGGAAGATATACTTTTACATTTTACAGGAACAGCAAATGTAAAAACGGTACAAGAACAAATTGATTTTATCAGAACTTATTTCAGGGCAAAAAGTGTTAATGATGCTTATGAACTAGTAATTGAATATGATGGAACTGAATCAACTTATAAACAAAAAAATCTAATATTTCAAGGAACATTTTCACAATTCCACTTTGATACTGCTGATGGTGAAAACCTTACATTTAATGCAAGTTGTAAATTTCTTGAAGGAACTGTAGCTACTATATTTGAACAAGATGGATCATCACAACCAAATAATTTATCAGGAACAGGGAGTTCAGGTTCTATGTCGTTAAGCTGGGATGCTCCTACACAATCTGGGGATTCTTCGATCACTCAATATGCCATATATTATAAAAACATATCTTCAGGAGGTAGTTATACTAGGCTAGAAACAGGAAGTGTAAGTACAAGTAAAATAATTGGAAGCTTACCA